ACCGGATAACATATTAAATAACTGGCGTGTAACAAAAACTACATTACGTTTAGGGTCAAGAATTATCGGCAAGTGTATGATGGGTTCAACCAGTAACGCACTTGACAAAGGAGGTGAAAATTTTAAAAAGCTGTATTATGATTCAGACGTTACTAAACGAAACGCCAATGGACAGACTCGCTCGGGATTATATTCTTTGTTCATACCTATGGAGTGGAACTACGAAGGATTCATTGATACTTATGGAATACCTGTATTCGATACACCAGACGAACCGGCTGAAGCGCCAGACGGTACACTAATTGAAGTTGGCGTAGTTGATTATTGGCAAAATGAAGTAAACGGCTTAAAGTCTGATCCTGAAGGTTTAAATGAATTCTATCGCCAATTCCCTCGTACTGAGGAACATGCATTTAGAGATGAAGCAAAGAATAGTATATTTAACTTAGTTAAAATACACCAGCAAATAGATTACAACGGGGACATAAGCCATAATGCTCCTACAACTCGCGGTAGTTTTCAATGGCAAAATGGTATTAAAGACACAAAAGTATTATTCACGCCAAATCCACAAGGACGGTTTAATATAAGCTGGGTACCTGATGCGGCATTGCAAAATAGGCAAACGGTAAAAAAAGGCATAAAATATCCTGGCAATGAGCATATGGGTGCATTCGGATGTGACTCATATGATATATCAGGAACAGTTGGTGGTAATGGATCTAAAGGCGCACTGCACGGATTAACTACGTTCAGTATGGAAAACGCCCCGCCGAATACATTCTTTTTAGAATACATAGCGCGGCCACAAACAGCTGAAATGTTTTTTGAAGATGTACTTATGGCATTAGTATTTTACGGTATGCCACTGCTTGCTGAAAATAATAAACCGAGATTGTTGTATTATTTAAAACGCCGAGGTTACCGTGGTTATTCAATGAATAGGCCAGATAAAATATGGAATAAGCTATCAACAGCTGAAAAAGAAATAGGCGGTATACCAAACTCAAGTGAAGACATTAAGCAGGCACATGCCGCGGCAATTGAATCATATATTGAAAAATACGTTGGGTTAAATGAAGATGGCACGTATGGCAGCATGTATTTTAATCAAACATTAAACGACTGGGCAAGGTTTAACATTAATAATAGAACAAAGTTTGATGCCGCTATAAGTTCGGGGCTTGCTATTATGGCATGCAATAGACATTTATACAGACCAGTTGGAGAAAGGCAAACACAAACATTAAATATAAATTTAGGCCGATATAATAATAAAGGCACAAGATCACAAATAATAGAAAATTATGGCTGAACCAGTTGTAAAAAGTTATTTTCCTAGTCAAATCGCAAGTGACTTAGAGAAAATTACACCGGAGTACGGACTCAAGGTGGCTAAAGCTATAGAGCACGAATGGTTTAAAAGAGACTCTGGTACAAACCGGTACTATAATAACCAAAACACTTTTCACAGAAGAAGGCTATATGCTCGGGGCGAACAATCAATACAAAAGTATAAAGATGAATTATCTATTAATGGTGACTTGTCTTACCTTAATTTGGATTGGAAGCCCGTACCTATTATCCCTAAGTTTGTAGATATTGTTGTAAATGGAATGTCAGATAGAACTTTTGACATTAAAGCATATTCGCAAGATCCATATGGTATGAGTAAACGCACTCAATATATGGAATCTATATTGCGAGATATGGAAACAAAAGAGCTTAATCAGTATGTTCAAGAAACCTTAGGTATTAATCTTTTTGAAAACCCAGAAGAAGAATTACCGGATTCAAAAGAAGAACTTGAATTACATATGCAGTTAAGCTACAAGCAAGCTGCGGAAATAGCACAAGAGCAAGCACTTAATACAATATTAGAAGGTAATAATTACAGCTTAACGCGCCGACGGTTGATGTATGATTTGGTTACAATCGGTATGGCGTGCGTAAAAAATAACTTTTCAACGTCACAAGGTGTTACCGTAGAATATGTAGATCCAGCCGATATTATATATTCATATACAGATTCACCGTACTTTGATGATATTTATTATGTTGGTGAAATTAAAACAATACCAATTAATGAATTGAAAAAACAATTTCCTAATTTATCTAATGATGACTTAGAAGAAATTACAAAACAAGGTATTCAGAATACGGACTTTTATCACAGAACAATGGATGAGACCAATAACATTGACTCAAACTCTGTTCAAATATTGTACTTCAATTATAAAACATATATGAATGAAGTGTATAAGATAAAAGAAACTGCAACTGGCGCATCAAAAATATTAATTAAAGATGACCAGTTTAATCCACCTACAGATGTATTAGACGGTAACTTTGAAAAAGTATCGCGATCATTAGAGGTGTTATACGAAGGTGCTTTAGTATTAGGAACTAACACGTTATTACAATGGGGTATGGCTGAAAATATGATGCGCCCTAAAAGTGATTATACTAAAGTTAAAATGAACTATAGTATTGTTGCCCCAAGAATGTATAAAGGCCGTATCGAGTCATTAGTAAGCCGTATTGAAGGTTTTGCTGACATGATTCAGTTAACACATTTAAAGCTACAACAGGTATTATCTCGCATGGTGCCAGACGGAGTTTATCTCGATGCTGATGGTTTAGCAGAAATTGATTTAGGTAACGGAACAAACTATAATCCACAGGAAGCATTAAATATGTTTTTCCAAACTGGTTCTGTTATTGGCCGCTCATTTACCTCAACAGGCGATATGAACCCTGGTAAAATGCCAATTCAAGAACTTGCAAGTGGCAGCGGTAATAATAAAATACAATCACTTATTGCATCGTATAATTATTACTTACAAATGATTCGTGATGTGACGGGTCTTAATGAAGCAAGAGACGGAAGTACACCAGATAAAAACGCGTTAGTTGGTGTACAAAAGCTAGCGGCTGCAAATTCAAACACAGCAACACGCCATATATTACAAGCGGGATTATTCTTAACTGCAGAAATGGCTGAGTGCTTAAGTTTGCGTATTTCAGACATATTAGAATATTCGCCAACGCGAGAAGCGTTTATTCAGAGTATTGGCGTGCATAATGTTGCTACATTAGATGAAATGGTTAATTTACATTTATATGACTTCGGTATATTTATTGAATTAGCCCCGGATGACGAAGAAAAACAATTGCTTGAAAACAATATCCAAGCTGCCTTAGCGGCAAACTTAATTGAACTTGGCGATGCTATTGATTTAAGAGAAATTAAAAATATTAAGCTAGCCAACCAATTACTTAAAATAAGAAGACAAAAGAAATTAGCTTCTGATCAAGCGGCTCAACAAGCAAATATTCAAGCACAAGCGCAAGCAAACGCTCAAGCACAACAAGTTGCAGCCCAAGCTGAAGTACAGAAACAACAAGCGCTACAACAGATGAATTTGCAAATGGAACAAGCTAAAGCGCAAATTGATCAGCAAAAATTAATTCAAGAAGCTGAAATTAAAAAGCAATTAATGCAACTTGAATTCCAAATGAACATGCAGCTTAAAAATGCAGAAGCTGAAGTTTATAAAAGTAAAGAAGGATTTAAAGAAGATCGCAAAGACGAGCGCGTAGACAAACAAGCATCTCGCCAAAGCGAACTTATAGACCAAAGACAGAACAATACTGGTCCAAAAAACTTTGAGTCAGCTGGCAATGATGTGCTGGGTGGCTTTGACTTAGGTTCCTTTGATCCTAGGTAATATAATAAGTGTATAATTATATAATATTTTATCATGACAGAAGAAGAAAACAAGGTTGTTGAAGCCGTTGAAGAAACGACTCAACAAACGGAAGAAACAACGCCCGTTGTTGAAGATGACGGTGTTATTAAGGTAGACTTACGTAATTTTAAACAAGAAAAAGATGCCGTTCAAAAGCAAGAAACAGATGCAAGCGATGTTCCTGTCGGAGAATCCTCAGACCAGGAAAGTAGCGAAGCAGTGGTTGAAGAAGTACGGGAGCCCAGCGAAACTGAAGAGCCCGTACAAGCAGAAGAGCAACCCATTCTTGAGGAAATAACAGAAGAAGAAGTACAAGAGCAAACAGCTGAATTAGCTGACGAAGTTGAAGAAGCTATAGCAGAGCAACAAGAAAGCGGCATTGAGCTACCGGAAAACATTCAAAAAGTTGTAGACTTTATTAATGAAACCGGCGGTACATTAGAGGATTACGTAAGATTAAATCAAGATTATTCGCAACTTGCTGATAATCAATTACTTTTTGAATATTATAAACAATCAAAACCTCATTTATCAAATGATGAAATTGATTTTTTGATTGAAGATAATTTTCAATATGATGAAGAAATAGATGAAGAGCGTGATGTTAAGCGTAAAAAACTTGCATTTAAAGAAGAGATAGCACAAGCTAAAAATCATCTTGAAAATCAAAAGTCAAAGTATTACGAAGAAATTAAAGCTGGCTCAAGGTTAACGCCTGATCAGCAGAAAGCAGTTGATTTTTTCAACCGCTATAATAAAGAAAACGAGGAGGTCACTCGCGTTGCTGAGCAACAAAAAAAGACGTTCTTAAAAAGGACTGATGAAGTATTCACAAATGAGTTCAAAGGTTTTGAATATAATGTTGGGGATAAAAGGTATCGGTTTAATGTTAAGGACGCCTCTGCAGTAAAAGACACGCAGTCTGATATTAATAATTTCGTCAAAAAGTTTTTGGATGAAAACAATAATATGAAAGACGCTAAAGGCTATCATAAGTCGTTATTTACTGCAATGAATGCGGACGCTATTGCAAACCACTTTTATGAACAAGGTAAAGCAGATGCTCTTAAAGATAGTATTGCGCGGTCTAAAAATGTAAATATGGATCCACGCAAATCTCACGAGCCTGTTGCTGATGCTAAAGGATTTAAAGTACGAGCAGTTAGTGGTGATGACTCTTCTCGCTTAAAAGTGAAAATTAGAAATTAATAATTAAAATTTAAAAACTATGAGTTTTGCAACTGGGGGCGCATATCCTGCTGGATTAACCCCATCACCAACCAAAACGTTGTTCGATAAAAACTATTTAGCTATCGGAGACAACGACTTTAATTTTACTAAGCAATTTTTGCCAGAAGTATATGAAAAAGAAGTAGAGCGTTACGGAAATCGTTCTGTTTCTTCTTTCTTGCGTATGGTAGGCGCTGAAATGCCAATGGCTTCTGACGAAGTTGTATGGTCAGAACAAGGGCGTCTTCACGTTGCTTATAACAAAGCAAAAGTTAAAACAAACAACACTGCTAGTGATAAAACATTGGTTATTCTTAACGATGCTGGTAACGCGGCTATCCCGCACGCCATCAGAGCTAACCAAACCATTATCGTATCTAAAGATTTTGTTACTGTAAAAGCTTTTGTACAATCTGTTGATGCTGCCACTGGAGAATTAGAGGCTTATCCTTTAACTTCTGCTAACTGGCCAGCTTCTTTTGTAGCGGCTTCTAACCCAACTGACCTTAAAGTATTTGTTTATGGTTCTGAATTTGGCAAAGGCTCTGCTGGAATGCAAAAATCAATTGATGCTGGTTTCCAAAAGTTTTCTAATAGCCCAATTATTATGAAAGATAAATATTCAATCAACGGTAGTGATACTGCTCAGATTGGATGGGTTGAAGTAACTAGTGAAATGGGAACTTCTGGGTATCTTTGGTATTTGAAGTCTGAGCATGAAACTCGTCTTCGTTTTGAGGATTATCTTGAAATGACTATGGTTGAAGCTGAGAAAGCTACACAAACTATTAACATTCTTGACGCTGCTGGAGCTGATTCAGGACTTGATGTTCGTGGAACTGAAGGTCTTTTTGCTGCTATTGAGTCTCGTGGATTGGTATTTAACGATCACGATTTCAATAACTCAACTGGACTTACTGGTCTTGCTGAATTTGACCTAATCCTTCAAGAGCTTGATAAGCAAGGAGCTATCGAAGAAAACATGCTTTTCTTAGATCGCGGTACTTCTTTGGCTATCGACAATATGCTTGCTCGCGCTAATTCTTATGGAACTGGCGGTACTTCTTACGGAGTATTTAACAACAGCGAGGATATGGCTCTTAACTTAGGATTCTCTGGATTCCGTCGTGGATCTTATGATTTCTACAAAACTGACTGGAAATACTTGAACGACGCTGCTACTCGCGGTCTTACTGCTGATATTGACGGTGTTCTTGTACCTGCTGGTGTATCTACTGTTTATGATCAAACATTAGGTAAAAACATCCAACGTCCTTTCCTACACGTTCGTTACCGAGCTTCTGAAGCTGACGATCGTCGTATGAAGTCTTGGATCACTGGTTCAGTTGGAGGAAATTATACTTCTGACATCGACGAAATGAACGTACACATGCTTTCTGAGCGTTGTCTGTGTGTTCAAGGAGCTAACAACTTTATCTTGTTCAAAGATACTGCTAGCTAATATTTATTGAGGTAACGGGCCCTTCGGGGCCCAATGCCTTATTTTAACTTTTTAATTTTATTATATCATGGCAAATAAAAAAACAGGGACGGCTAAAGCCGCTCCAAAAGCAAAGGCTGTTGTTGAGCAAGAAGTAATCGTTGCTCCTGAGCCTAAGGTTAAACAACCTAAAAAACCCGAATGGGAACTTAAAGATAGAACGTATTTTTTAGTCGGCAATAAACAGCCATTAATTACAACCATACCAGGTAAGCATACTGAAAAAAGAAGTTTGCTCTGGTTTGATCCGGATAAAGGCTTTCAAAGAGAATTAAGATACGCGACTAATCAACCAAGCCCATTTGTTGACGAGCAAGAAGGACCAGCAACATTGCAGCATATTGTGTTTAGAAACGGTACTTTAACTGTACCATCGAGCAATGTAGCTTTGCAAAAACTTCTTTCTTTATATCACCCTCTAAAAGATAAATTATATTCTGAGTTTGATGCAGTTCAAGTAGCTGAATATGATTTGGATGATATTGAATTAGAAATTGATGCTCTTAACTTAGCAAGAGAACTTGACATAGATATTCTTGAAGGAATTTTACGTGTTGATCAAGGATCTCATGTTACAAATATGACATCAAAAGAAATTAAACGCGACGCTCTTATTTATGCTAAAAATAATCCTCGTTTATTTATTGAACTAGCAACAGATGAAAATGTTCAATTACGTAACGTAGGTGTAAAAGCAGTGGAGCAAGGATTTATTGATTTGTCACAAGACCAAAGACATTTTTCTTGGGGCAGTACAGGAAGAAAGCTATTTACAATTCCATTTGATGAAAACCCATATTCAGCATTAGCTGCGTGGTTTAAAACAGATGAAGGCGTAGAGGTTTTCCAAAATTTACAAAAAAGACTTAAATAGTCACCTTTATAGTAATGGGCTGCTGTAATAGGTGGCCCATTTACTATAATAATAAAAAACATTATGGCAATAAGCGTAGATACAGTATACCAAAGAGTACTTGCGATTTTAAACAAAGAGCAAAGAGGTTATTTAACACCGCAAGAATTTAACTTATTTGCCAACCAGGCACAACGCGATATTTTTGAACAGTATTTTTACGACATCAATCAGTTTAGCCGTTTGCATGGTAATGATACTGAATATTCAGATATGCTTAACATACTAAATGAAAAAATTAGTGTATTTGAGAAAGAAGGTACTGTTGCAGGAGGTACAACGCTCCCAACTGACTTATACCGCTTAGGCACAGTAAAAGCATTATATACAGATCCATATAGAACCAATGAGCCGCAGAGATTAATAGAAGCAGAAAGAGTTAATAAAAACGAATATTTATATATATTAAGATCTCCTTTAGCGGCGCCCACAGTTGATAGGCCAATATATATTAGAGATACAGACGGCATTGAAGTATATGGACCAGCTCAATTAACTTCAAATGTAACATGTAATTATATAAAGATACCAGCCAATGTAGAATGGAACTACACGATGGTACTTGGCGTTGCACAATATAACGCGTCAACCTCAACTGATTTTGAACTACACGAATCCGAAGAGCCAGAGCTTGTAGAAAAAATATTGGAATTATCTGGGATGTTACTTAAAGACCCAGGCGTATACCAAATAGCTAACCAAGAAGAGCTTGAAAGAATTCAACAAGAAAAAGCATAATAAATGGCACTATTTAAAGGAACTCAACAACAATATTACGAAGGAAATAATTATGGTAATTATCAGTTTATATTTTTAGATGATATTATTAATAATTTTATTATTGCTTATGTTGGTGAAGATAAAATTATATCTAAAATAAAAAGAACTGACGTAGCTTTCCACGCACAACGCGCTATGCAAGAATTAAGCTATGATACTGCCCGTTCTGAAAAATCACAAGAAATTGAAGTTCCGCCTAGCTTGCAAATGATTTTACCACATGACTACGTTAATTATGTTAAGCTTACTTGGGTAGACGATTCAGGTGTTGAAAGAATTATTTATCCATCATCAAAAACAAGTAACCCGTTACCGTTATTACAAGATAGTGATTACGATTATACTTTTGATAATGATGGTAATTTGCTTACCGCTAATGAATCTGAAACATGGAAAAAGTTTAAGGCGGCAGGCTCAACAGAAGAAGACGAATTAAGTGATTTAGAAGAAAACACTTCTTTTACTCAATTATTTGGCCAGCGCTATGGCGTTGATCCTCAACATACCCAAAGCAACGGATTATTTTTTATCGACCCAATAAAGTCTAAAATATTTTTTAGCGCAGATATGACGGGGCGTATTGTAACACTTAAATATATATCTGATAATGTTGCAACAGTTGCAGAAATGAAAGTACATAAATTTACGGAAGAGGCTATGTATAAAAGCATAGCTCACGCAATACTTTCGACTCGCGCTAACACTCCTGAATACATTGTAAATAGATTTAATAAAGAAAAATTTGCAGCAGTAAGACAAGCCAAGCTTCGCTTATCTAATATTAAGTTAGAAGAATTAACACAAGTGATGCGAGGTAAGTCTAAGCAAATAAAACACTAAGATATGCCAGAATTAAAACGGTTATTTCTCAGGGGTCGAATGAATAAAGACCTTGATGAGCGATTAGTGCCTAATGGTGAATATAGAGACGCTTTAAATATACAGGTGGGATCATCTGAGGGCAGTGATGTAGGTGCTATTGAGAATATCTTAGGTAATCAAGTTGCTAGGCTTAAAAAGGCACAACCTGCTACAAATTGGGATTTAAAAACCGGCTCTACTAATTATTATGGTTTGCCTTTAGACGCAAAATGTATTGGTGCTATTAAGGACGATATAAACGATAAAATATATTGGTTTGTTACTTCATCTGCAGTTGATTGTATTATAGAATATAAAAATCAATTTGGCCAAGTACGCCCTGTGCTTGTTGATACACAAAATATATTAAACTTTTCAGCCACAAAACTTATTACTGGAATTAATATTTTAGATAATTATTTGTTTTTTACGGATAATATTTCTGAGCCTAAAAAAGTTAATGTTGCAAGCGGTGTTTTTAGCTCAGCTAATTTTACAACCCATAGCCAATATAAAGGCCGAAATTTTATTGAGTCTGATATTACTGTAATTAAAAAATCGCCGCTTACTGCGCCCACTATTGAATCATTTAACACGCTAAGAAGAGGAAATATATTAACCTCATCTGTACATAATTTTGGGACTTATACTTTAGGGCCTACTCCTCCCCAAAATACAGGCGGGATTATTGATTCAGTCGGGGTTGGCTATAATTATAATAATTCGGTTTTGCCTGCTGGAACAGATGTAATTACTTTAAATGCAAATATTAATGTTGATTATCAAATTGGTGATTTATTAACTTTTACCGCTGATGCTCCCTCAACACATTTAGATTACGAAGAGTATTTAATTGAAGTTAGAATTACTGGATTTTATTTATTTAATGGAATTTTAGGCACAGTAGAAAAAATACCAGCACAAATTTTAGATGAAGAAATTGCGTGGACTGTAGAACTTAGGGGGCAGGAAGACCCTGTTTTTGAAAAAAAATTCCCTAGATTTGGCTATAGGTGGAAATATGAAGATAATCAATATTCTGCATTTTCTCCATTTACGGAAGTTGCGTTTTTGCCTGGATTATTTAAATATAATTCACAAGAAGGATTTAACACAGGAATGTCTAACACAGCAGTTGTTTATGATTTAGAAATTACAGAAGCCGCGCCTATTGATGTAAAAGAAATTGAATTATTATATAAAGAAACAAATAACACTGCTATATATATAGTTGAAACTTTTACTCCTAAGAATTTTCCTCAACTTGCTTCATTTTCTGATATTTCGACATCAAGCCCTTTCTATTATACAGTTACAAATGAATTGCTTTATAGAATAGTTGAATCAAATCAATTATTAAGGCCATGGGATAATGTGCCCCGCTTAGCCAAAGCGCAAGAAATTGTTGGCAATAGAATTGTTTATGGTAATTATCTTCAAAATTATACATGGGATAACGATCTTTTAAGATTTTTAAAAGTTTCATATGAAGGCCCATTGGCCGCGCAGGGAACTATTGGGCAAAAATCAATTAAAACTTTACGCGATTATCAAATAGGAATTGTTTTTAAAGATGAATATGGCAGAGAAACGCCAGTATTTACAAATAATAATTTACAAACCAAAATACCGATTTCAGCGGCGGCCAATCAAAATAGCATTAAAATACAAAGAGGAGGAAGCCCAGAAAACCCTTCCCCGTATTCACCTCCACCGCCGTTTGCTACTCATTTTAAATACTTTATTAAATCTAGTAATAATGAATATTATAATTTAGCCGTTGATAGAGCATATCCTTCAGATGATCCAACAGGAATATGGCTTAGCTTTCCTTCGGCTGATCGTAATAAGGTTACAGAAGATGATTATTTGATACTTAAAAAAGGGGCAGAAAGTGATTATAGAATAGAATTATTACATAAGTATAAAATATTATCAATTAAAAACGACGCGCCACCGGGGGTTAAAACCGTAAAAAGAAAAACATACGAAGAACAAACTAATTTTGCAAATGCTTTTCCAAATGCAACATCAAATCTTACTTCAGCTCAAGCTGGTCTAACGCCTGACATTGGGGCAAATTCAGTGACTTTTTATAGCGCAAGCGGTTTGTTTAATTTAAAAAATTCATTAACAGTAGGGGGTTATGTAAGATTTACAGACAACGGTGGCCAAGGTTCATCTTTTTACAAAATTGTTAGTATAAATCCTTCCACAAGCGCTGATTCACCTACAGCTATTAAAGTATATTTTGAACAGCGGTTTGATACAGATATTAATTTTATGTATGTTAGTGGAACACTAACAAATAGATATGTTGAAATTTACGAAAACAAAGAAAGAGAACCCGGCGACGCTCAATTTGATGGAAGATTTTTTGTAAAAATCAATGGCGATGAAGCAATTGATAACAACGTCAGGATAGTAACTTCTGATTATTTTCCATATGATTCTATTGTAGCCGCACATAATCAATATAGTTTTGGTAATATTATTATTTTTGGGGCAGGGGTCCCTAGAGGTTTTATAAGTAATCCAGGAAGTACAGTAGGTTCACAAGGTGGCTATTTAGCGGGCGGAAACGGGGATGAGCCTAGTAGCGATATATTAGGACAAAACTGGGATCTTATTTTAGAAAGAAAAGTGGGTCAAAGTTATAATGAATCGTTTTGGAGCGCTATGCAATCTGTTGGGACAAAATTAACTTTTTCAAGCGCAAGATTTTTTGACGATCCTTCAAATAATTCTGGCGATGATACTATATATCGTGTTGAAGCTTATACACTTTTTGTTAGCGAGCCAGGCACTTCTCAATCATATCAAAGACTATATATTAGGTTAAGAGATATAGAAGCCGGTATATATGATCAAGGCGGTTTAAAGTCAATTGTTAATCCAATGTATATTGATTCTCAACCTTTATTTTCAGAAACTGGTTACGAGGTAGGCATCGAATTAGTGCGCAATGAAGATAACTCATTAAGCAAGTCAGGTAATCCTGCTATATTTGAAATTGAACCAAGAGAACAGCCGGATCTGGATATATATTATGAAGCTAGCGATGCTTTACCAATATCAGATTGGGGCAGTCCATATACTTTAAATTGGTACAATTGTTTTACTTTTGGCAATGGCGTTGAGTCAAATAGAATTAGAGATGATTTTAATGCGCCTTTTATTGACGTGGGCACTAAAGCATCAGCAGTATTAGAAGAGCCATATGAGGAAGAAAGAAGAGCTACTGGGCTTATATATTCAGGTATATATAATTCAACATCTGGCTTAAATAATCTTAACCAGTTTATACAGGCTGAAAAAATAACTAAAGATCTTAACCCAATATATGGTAGTATACAAAAACTTCATACAAGAGATACTAATTTAGTAGCTATGTGCGAAGATAAAGTGTTACGTATATTAGCAAATAAAGACGCGTTATTTAATGCAGATGGCAATGTAAATGTCACCTCAAATAATAACGTCCTCGGGCAAGCGGTGCCATTTGCTGGAGAATTTGGTATATCTAAAAATCCAGAAAGTTTTGCTTCGTATGGCTATCGCGCTTATTTTTCAGATAAAAAACGTGGGGTTGTGTTGAGGTTATCTATGGACGGCTTAACCGAAATTAGCAGCAAAGGAATGTCTGATTATTTTTATGATAACTTAAAGGCCGCTACTACTGTATTGGGTAGCTATGATATATACTCAGATACGTATAATTTAACTTTAAATAACGATACAGTTTGTTTTAAAGAATCATCCGATGGCTGGCCTACACGCAAATCATATATACCGGAATGGGGTATTTCATTAAATGCTGATTATTATACTATGAATAACGGTATGTTGTGGTCACATGATAACGAAACTCGAAATACTTTTTACGAAGGAGCAGCGACAAAGTCTAGTGTGCAGCTTATATTTAATGATAATCCTAGCAAGATAAAAAACTTTAAAACTTTATCTTATGAAGGTACTACAGGCTGGACTGCGCCATTAATTCAAACGGATCAGCAAGATGGGCAAGTTACCACGTTTTTAGATAAAGAAAATATATATTATAATTATATTAGAGGAGCTGCCGATACTTGGGACAATGCAGCTCAAGCAGGTACATTAGATTTAAAACAATTTGCAGCACAAGGCATTGGTAATCCATCAAGCATTAGCACATATAATGGCAATACAACATTTACAGTAACAGTTAAAAACGATCCAGTTAATTAATTATGTCACTTCAAACATATACAGTAACAAGCGCTTCCTTTGAGGCGGAGGCAGGAAGTAATATTTCAGGTGGAGCAAACCCAACTGTTACATTAGTAATTAGCCCTGCCGCTGGGTACTCATTGACGCATAGTAATTTTTCTATTGGTAATGCGTTACCGAGCCAAGTGCAGAGCGCTACTTTTTCTCAAGCTGGTGCCAACGTTAATTGTTTAGTTACTTTTGCGAATGGATTTACAATGCCGGCATCCGATATTGAACTATTAATTGATATAGACGGAGCTGCTAATGAGCAAACATTTACAATAAATGGTAATTATGTTACATCTGAAACAAATACAACAGGCACCTCGGGTACTACTGCATTTTCAATCAGCGGTGTTAGCGGGCAAGAGGTTACTTTATTTACAAAAACTTTTACTGCTGCTGCAAATCATACATTTTCTAACTTTCCGTTTTTTTATCAAGATCCGGCTATAAGAGAACAAAGTGATTATATTATAACATATTCTGACATCGGAGTTGGTGTTGGAAAAGAATTAACATTAACAGAAAGAACTTATACCGTAAAATATATAATTAAAAGCAGTAATGAAACATTAAATGATTTATATTTTACAGCTGTGGCGGCACCAATTTTTAGCACTTCTACCGTAGTTAGCTCTTATAAAATAAATACAAATGATATTGGCCAAAAACCTGAAACAAGACAAATTGATTTCTTTGGCGCTGCCGGAGCAACGTGTAGTCTTAATGTTACAGATAGCGGCAGTAATAATGATAATTACTCAATAACATTAGATACTAGAGGGCTAGCAACATTGTTAATAACATTCCCAAATAATTTAGCTTCTGGTAGTAAAACATGGACATTTACATTATCTGGAAATATTGCAAGCCCTTTTGCACAGACAAATCCATTTACAATAACACAATTAGGAACGTAACATGGCAACAGTAGAAAGCATTACAATTAATTTTTCTGTACCTTTTAATGTATCTTTACAGATAGGAACTGATATTATCTATTATAAAGATGGCGCTACAAGTAAAGTATATAGACTTGGGAAAGTTACAGCTAAAACAGCTACAAGCATTACATGCGAAATATCTAGCTTAACCCGTCCACCTAATGATACAAATGATTTTATATTTTTTATGAAAGACAACGATGCTAATACTTCTGGCATTGTAGGCTATCACGGGACGGTTGACATGGAGGTAACGTCAACAGACAAAAAGGAACTATTTGCTGTAAATACAGAAGTATTTATAAGCAGTTAATAATACGTAATAATATAACTATAAAATAATTAAGTATGGTACCAGCATTAGCAGCAGTAGGAGGCATTGCTAATATAGCCGGATCCTTGATAGGGGGACGAGCTCGCAGAAGAGAGCAAGCGGCAGCTAGAGCGCAGTTGAACCAACGTATGTCTGAATATGAAAATATGCAGTTTACAAATCCATATGCTAATTTGCAAAATACAATGGAAGACCTTACTGTTAATCAACAGCAAGCGCAATTTTTAGCCCAGCAGCAACAGCAAGGACTAGCCAATACAATGGGCGCATTACAAGGCGCAGCAGGAGGGTCTGGTATTGCAGGTTTAGCCCAAGCAATGGCTAATCAACAAGCTCAAAATCTTCAAGCAGCATCGGCAAGCATAGGCCAACAAGAAGCTGCAAACCAAGCAGCCGCAGCACAGCAAGCAGCACAAAATCAAATGATGGCAGCACAAGGAGAAGTAAGGTTAGAAGATATAGAGCGTGGAAGAACAGAAACATTATTAGGTATGTCGCAACAAAGATTAGCAGCGGCAGACGCAGCTAGAGAACAGGCAAAGTCGCAATTATTAGGAGGTATTACAGGGGTTGCCGGAGCCGGACTAATGATGGCTGGTGCTAATAGTGATTCACCGTTTCTTCAAGCTTTAACAGGCAATTAAAATTAATAATTATGGCAAAAAAATCAGGAATACGGTCTTATTATAGTGGGGCAAGCGCTGGATTAATCCAAGGAGCTGGAAGAGCACAAGGTCCAATACCTGTTGATGTTCAATCTATATTCCAAGGAATGAGCCAAGCTGCTGCAGCAAATAGAGCACGAAAAGAGTATACTCGGCGACAAACAGAGGCAAAAGCAGCTACATATTTAGGCGCTATGGAATCTATGGATATGGGTGTTGTGCCAGAAACATATCGAGGCGGAGTTGAGCAAGTACTTACAAATTTTAAAAATCAATATTTTGAAACGGCAATGGCTTTAAAAGACACAAAGCCAGATCACCCTGATTATTTAAATTTAAAAGATAAGTTAAGCACTATTAATAATTCTATTAAAAAAGTAGCGGGAACATTTTCCGATATGGCTAAAAATAGGAAAGAAGATTTAGAGTTTATTTCAAATAGAGATTATAGCGCAGGCAATAATGCAGAAAAAGTTGATTTTATTAATAATGTTCTTACTGGTTCTGCTGATATGTTTATCGATGAATTCGGTAATGTAAGTTTTGATAATAACGGTAATTGGACCAGCTATGATAATTTGCCAAATGTTGCTGCCTATGATGCTAGATCTTTTAATTCTATATTGACTACTTTAGACGGTGCCAGCAGACTTAATAGAAGCCTTACTGATTCTGATCGTACTTTATATAAAGCTAAGCTAATGAATATTATAAAAAGCGGAGGAAGAGATACTGCTATTTCATTAGGTTCAGATGACTTTTTAGTTGACGGCGGGATGGGCTTAGGCGGCGAAGCAGAATATGATGCTAACCCCGAAGCATATAAGCAAAAGCTTATTGATTCATATATGAATTTATTTGAAAACGCCGCTAATGATTCTGCACAACGATATAATGCTAGATTAGCACAAAGAGGTAGCCAAGGTGGAGGTCGCGGATCAAAAAATATTCCAGCGGCTTTTAGCAGATTAATGGATGCAATGTCTACAAATCCTACTGGGGCTGTTGGAGGTAGCTTAGAGGCTGATCTTGCAATACCAGGTCTTGATGTTAATCCTAAAAAATATAAAGTTGGTTGGGATGGCAATAAAATTGTATTTACCGACGCGGCCAATAAAGACAATGTTATTGCATATGATATTTCTGACTTCTACACAAACATGTGGGGATTAGACGTCCCCGAAGTATTTAAACCTGCTCCACCTGTTGGTCAAACAAACACAGCGGCTGAGCCAGTACAAGGATTGCCAGGGGGTAAACCAATTGGACCAGCTCCTTACGATCAAATAGGAAAAAATTAAAATATGTTAGAACTTTGGCAATCGCTAGTTAGCGACAACTTATATTCTCAATCATTTGAAGAATTCCAAAAGCAATTTTCTACACCGGAGGCTCAAGATAAACTATACGCTCAGCTTCAAGCTGATAATTTATACAGTAAGACCCCGGAAGAGTTTAAAACTCAGTTCTTCACCCCTACCGATACTCCAGAAGTAGACACGGCAAAACAAACACAAGAAACATTTTTATCGGATTTCCAGCCTACAGAAGATGATTATACGGCAATAAATGAAACGGCTGATATAATTTTTAAAAGAGAAAAGCCTGAAATATTACCAGGCTCATACGGATATATACCGTCGCTTGAGCAAAGACAATATGATTTGCAACAAGAATATTTAAAAAAAGCAGATGGTGATTTAGAAAAGGCAAAACAAAATTATATTGCTGATCAAAGAGCAGGCTTGCAAAATAATAAGGTTGAAGAATGGGCTAACGAAAATGTTAGCTCATGGCCAGATATTAAAAACTTTTTTAGTAGTGTAAGCGCCATTCCTATTGCTGCCCCTAAAGAAATTGATCCGGCTACACTAGAATTGGAGACACAAGAAAAAGCCGCTAAAGTAATTGACGAAGACCTTAAAAAGCAAATTGATATTCGCAAAGAGGGGGCTAATAAAGTAGCGGGCCAAATAACAGCTTTAGATGAGCAATTAGAATCTCTTGCTAAAAT